AATGGAACTACATCTTTTTAACCAGGTGAATGCAGTTGGCTTCGTTCCTTTAGCGGTTTCAACACCGTAATGAAAAGTTACGCCAAGTGTTGTTAAATCTGCCATTTTGATAGGCTCCTTTCTTTAATTCAAGTTTTATGCACGTAACCCTGTGCCGGGAGATAGCGGATCACCGCCTTTCTACTCTTCTTTGTCTGTTTTCAGTTCTGGTAATCCTGCTACAGATGTAAGCAGTGATAAAAAGCCGGAAAGTAAAGACGCGGATAAAACCATTTTCCAGTCAACACTGCCAATTACAGTTGCGGTTCCGATGGTTGCTATTGCTGTTTGTGCGACTGTTTTTACAGCTCTAATTCCTGCTGCTTTCAGCCAAAGTAATTTGTCTGCTTTCATTTGGCGTTCTCCTTTCATATTTTTTGGTAAAAAAATAAAAGCATTTCTGCTCCTAATCTAATAAGGTTCCTGTATATATTCGGCTGTATCGGCTTACAAGCTTTTTGATTCCACTGTCACCAAAAAACATAGGCTCCGGTCCATATGTACGACGGAATCCCATGCTCACCATAGCTTTGTGACTTATCTTGTCCAATTCATACACTCTGGTTAATGCTTTGCTACCAGATGTGAAACAATTTACTTGAAATGATGGCATTGTTGCGCATTCATCCCCTTCAAGGTCACCTTTCGTAGTTGGATTTCCGAGCATATAAAGCTGTGCATATGCCTTTTTTCCGGAAGCATTTGTTTCACTCCCATCCATGGAATAATTGTCTGCGCCGGTAATCTTAGAAACAGCCGCTCCCCACCTTGAAAAAACTTCCAATACAGGAGATTCTATTGCGTCCGGCATATCTGTCACCTCACAATAAAAAATGCGCCCACTTTTAAAGTGAACGCATTGCATGTTATGCTACAATTTAACACTGTAATCATAACATAATTGGTTAGTATCATTCAGTATACTTTAGTATCATCTTTAAGAAGAGAACACCTCTTTGGCAATTTTGCGGATATTCTGAATGATTTCTACGCTTGCCTTATACATTGGCATTGTGGCTTCTGTATTTACTCTCTTCCTAAATCTCTCATCTGCAAATTGCCTTTATAAAATAAATCATCTATTTCTCGTATTCCCCTGCAATATCTTCCAATAACTTTTTTATATGGTACATTGTATATTTCGCACCATTCTGAAAGCGATTTATTGTCTCCGTCCATATCAAGTCTAACGGTATTTCTTCTATTGCGAGGTTGCAATTTTCTGTCAATCCAGCAACAATTTTCGGGGCAATAATTACCGTTCACATCCTTTCTTTCAATAGAAAGGTTTTTGCCTAATTCAAATCCAGTTTCATCAGCCCATTTTGAAAAGTTTCGTATATCCTTCCACTCTTCACAAATTTTAATGCCACGTCCACCGTAATCATTATAATGCTTATTATGTGGATTTTCGCATCTATTAATCATTGCATTCCATATGCTGTAAACAGGATGGTGATTCAATTCATGGTGATTAGTTATGCCGAAATTAATAATATCTTGTTTTTTCTTGTCGCATCCGCAAGAAGTAATAACTTTAAGAGTATCGCTTCTTACTGTTTTTATTGTTCCGCACTCGCACTTTACAATCCAATAAGATTTTCTATTAACAATTTTATCTAATTTCAGTACTGTTAATTTTCCAAATTTCTTACCAGAAATATCTTTTACATTTTCGCCCTTTGTAAATTGTCCTTTTTTATTTCTACATTTAGAATCCATGCACCCGCAATTGTCGGTCTTTCCATGTGCAAGCCTTGTGGAACTTATAATTTTGGTATTCCCGCAATCACATTTGCACATCCACATAGCATGTTTTCCACGACCTGTAGTTTTTTCCGTTTTAATCCTGTAAAGGGCAGTTAATTTTCCAAATTTCATCCCGGTAAAGTCAGGCGTAGGTCTTGGCATACAATCATCTCCTATATAAATTATTTAATTTAATTATAAACTATATAATTTATTTTTTCAAGAAGATTAAAGTTTACAATTTATATTTATAATGTTATAATTTAACAAATAATCACTAGGAGAATTTTATGGAACTAAAATCCAAATTAAAAGCAATAATTATTTCACAAGGGTTTACTATGAGCCAAGTTAACGATGAATTAAATCACAGGCACGGAACAAATTTTACCTTTCAGAATTTTAGCAATCGTTTCAGAAAAGAAACTTTTTCGTATTCTGAAATCGAGGAAATTTTAAATGTTGTTGGTTATCGGATTGAGTGGATAAAAATTAACTAAAAACTTCCTTAGCAATTTTACGAACAGCAATAATAATGGCCTGTTCTGCGTGATACATAGGCATATACGCTCTATTTCCATATGAATGGTGCGGCCGTCCGCTTTCATCTGTGTACCACCAGCCGTTTGGATTGTCCCAGTCTGATTTTTCTTTTTTGGAAGGATATGTTCCCATTCCGTAAGAACTTCCGCTAGATAAAGGATAATCATTTGTACCGTATGTTATTCCTGCTGAAAATTCAATGAACAACACTTTTTCACCAGATAGTCTAACAGAAGCCCAGACTATATTTCCGTTTTGATCGTTGATGATTTCTGTATAGTAAGAACCTTTTTCTTCATCCGGGATTGACTCCATGGTCGTTTGAATAACATCCAACCCGATTTCAGCCAATCGTTTTACAAAAATCTCATTTTTCCTCTGTAGCTCATTTTGGTAAGCTTTTAATTTGTTGATGGCATTTTGAATAGATTTCGTGGATAAGTCGCACTTTATTGTCTTACCCATCTTCGTTTCCCTTCTTAGAAATTCCGTATCTGGCAATATTGCCTTTTTGTGTGTCTAAAATCTTCTTTAGTGTGTAGTCTGGTAATACTGTTGGCTCTCCATTTTCATCCAAAATAAGGTTTCCATCCACGCTTATTTGTGGGATTCTGTCTATCCAAAATATGTCCGCTTCCTGTGGATGAAAATTTCGATTAAAGCTTGTAATATACCTGTCATAATCTGGCACTATTCCGGCTGCAATTTCTTCTGGTGTTCCGGCTGTAGATGATACAGAAAAAGAGTATATAACTGGCTTCTCATAAACTTTAATACGGTCTAATCCTTCTGTTTTTTCAGATATTCGTGACCAATATACTTTTTGCTTTTGACGGACTAATCCTCTCATGCAGTCATCCTTTCCATTCCAACAGGGGAAACGTATGTAAATTGGTTTCCTAAAATATCTCTTGTTGTTCTAATAACAAACTGTCCGTAGTCTGCCAGAATATTGCATACAAATTCCTCTGCATCCACCCAATACCTTTTCTTAACCATACGGTGAAGCTCTGGCAGTAAACCATAGCTGAACATTACGCAATGCCCTAATTCGTGGATAAATACACGGTTCAGAAGTTCTCCATGCATGTTGTTTGCAATCGAAATTGTCATTGTGGAGTAATCAGATACAGCAAGTGTTCTATTTCCAGTGCGGTCAATTAACACGTTATCGTGTGGGGATACAAATTGTACTCTCCATAGGTCACCGTTCATGTAAAATTGTCTTAGCATGGATTATCACCATCCTTTCTACGAAAAAAGCCCCTGCCGCATTAATTTGCGACAAGGACTTAATTCATTTATTGCTCTAGTTCATCTGCTGTACAAGTCTGGTCAGGTCAGTTTTCATCTGCTGTCTGAGCGTTGCATCTGCATCCGACCACATTTCCGTAAGGTTACGAATAATATCTGATGTGTATTCTTTCATGGAATCATCCATTTTTCTCTTGGATTCAGAATCCTTAGAATCATGATAGTGTCTACGATTCTCATCGTATTTATCATAAGATTCTCCGTATCTGGACTTCTTCCAATTCATATTCATACCATCATTTTCCATATCACTACGATCTGGATGATATCCCATGCGGTACATATTGCGTTCAAACTCTGGATTGTTTAAATACTCATCCATCCAGTCGTCATCCTGCATATACAGATATGGCCTATAACCTTTTCTGGTTCCCCTACCTTTTGGAGCGAAACGCCCATTTGAATAGCGGTAACGGTCATAGCCCATGCGTCCAAGATACTTTTCTTCCTGTTCGCATTCGTCCATAGCTTCCACAATACGATAATCTTTATCAGCGCAAATCGCACATTTTACTGCTTCCATGCAGTCTTTCAAATCGTCCCAATCTTGATCACTGAGATTATCAAAGCCATGTGTCTTGGCTTTTTCCATAGCCCATTTTCCCATTTCCATTGCAACTTTATGCATTACAGTGCCCCCTTTCTAACAGCCTGCGTAACAGGTGTATCTGCTGTTGGGGCTGTACCATTGATTGCCGTCAAATTGTTACTCGGACTACAAGCCGGATTTCCTAACATCTTGAATACTCCGCCAGTTGCACTTGTAGCTACTCTGGTTGCGTACTTCGTTCTGGTTCTTATTCCACAAGCCGTAATCTGTGCACAGCAACGATTTTCTAGCGGATACAAAGTTGTTCCTGTTCCTATCTGAATCATTACCGGAGCAGTAATTGTAGTGGCTTCTGGTATACTTTGTGCAACAACAATACAATATTTCTCTCCATTGTTGTAACTGCCTGCTGGGAGTGTGATTACAAGATTACCTCCTGTAAACGCAACAGCTTGGCTTATTACAAGACGGTTGCAGAGCTTACAAACATTTTTACAACTCATATTTCTACCTCTCAATCAAAATAAGAGGTGAGCCGCAACCCACCTCTTAGAATTTAGTCAACCTCTAAGGGTGAGTTACTTAGCAACAACCGTTACCATATGTATTACATCCTGCGTATGCATATGGAGCTGGAACCTGGAATGCAGGAATCGGAGCCGGGTTGATTGCATTGATTAATCTCTGAGCCTGTGCGTACATCTCTGTTGTAAGCAATGCGGACTGGCGATCCTGGGATGCAGCACGTTTCAGATCAGAGTTCTCTGCCTGTAATGTTGCAATCTTATCGTTAGTCAGGAAGTCAAGGATTGCTCTTGTGTTGCTGTTCTGGTTTTCCAGAAGATCTCTGGTATTGTTGTTCATTGTGTTCTGGAGAGCACAAGTGTTGGTAGCAAGGTTATAATTGATGCCTTGGATTGCTTCTCTTGTTTCGCAGCAACAGTTTGCTAACTGAGACTGTAATGCGTTGGTATTCTGCATACCGGCTACAGTATCAGCATTGATTGCCTGCTGAACGCCGTTGAAGCCTTGAAGCATTCCGACATTCATACCATTAAAGCCACTCTGCATGGTATTGTTAAGAGAATATGTGCTGTCACAGATACCCTGCTGAATACCTCTGATGCCATTCTGAATATCATTAAGGGCGAATTCCTCATTAATATCTGAACGGGTAGCCCATCCTTGGAAACCGGCACCGTTCGCACCGTTTCCACCGTTACCACCAAAGCCGCCGCCCCAGCCGCCAAAACCTCCCCAGCCGAAGATTGCGAAGATTAGGACGAGCCAGATAAGTGAAAAGCCATCACCGCCCCACATATCATTGGCACGGTTATTAGAGCCTGTAGCAGCTGCAATGTCGCTAAGGCTGTAATTTGAACCATTCATCATGTTTTTAGTCTCCTTAAATTTTATTTACAATAGGAGACATCCGCGGCTGTCGTCCCAAATTGTAGCGATTCTTAATCACCCAATTATGGGGAAGTGTTATAATCCAAGGAATTTCTGTATAATTCCATCTGGTGATAAGTGTTTTTCATTAAATACATTTTGCTGTATTTGATGCAACTGGTCTGTATCACCTTTTTTGTATAAATCCAACGCATTTTTTAATGTTGGATTATTCCCTGCAAATTTACTCATATCGTTTATCATGTTATCAACACTTCCGAACCTCTGAGTAATCATTTTCTCAAATTGCTTTTTCATCATGGCGTTTGGACTAAAATTCATCTCTGTTTACCTCCATTCTGCTTGGGTTCCGGTGTTCCCGACATTTGTGTCGGAAACATACTCTTTATTTCGGAAATCTCAGAACAAACATCGTTCCGAAGCTGATTAAACATAGCTTCTATGTCAATTGGTTTTTCTTCTGCCTTTGGTTGCTGTTGTTCTTCCGGATTTATAAGTCGATAAACAAAAATTCTACTTCTTCCATCTGCCTGTAATTGTTTTCTATATATTTCTGTTCCATCTGTTTTTGGATAATAAACAGGGTTTCCAGACATATCTACGTCTTTTGCCTTTACGGTATCAATACCATCGACCATCTGTCCTTGCAACATGGGGATTTGTGGTACTTGTGGCATTTGTTGTATTGGTTGCTGAATCTGCGCCTGCCCGTATGGCATTGCCTGCTGATAACTATTCTGTAATTGTGCTAATCTATCTTGATACGGCTGTATTTGTTGAAATGGTTGTGCAAAATACGGATTACCATACTGCATATCTCAAACCTCCCTTGTTTTTATAACTATATTTTACAATAATAAGAGGTTGATTAACACGCCATGATAACGCCATAAATACGCCATTTTCTATTAATACAAAGAAAAGCCCCGACAATACATCGGGGCAACTT